TAGTGCTGCTGCAATAATGTCAGAGTCAAAATGATTGTCTGCCATGGTTTAATATCCTGTGGATAAACTGTGTATAAGCGTGTGTATAAAATCTTAATTTGTCAAGTGTTATTGCTTGACTTTTCGAATGCGTTTCAATTCTTCTTCCGCCAGCAAGCCAGCGTTTACTGCCCGTGTCACCCTGTCTTCAAGCTCATTGACGGCCTTAATCTGTGCCCACAGGCTTTGCCGTAGCCTGTGCTGGTACCACTTCGAGCGGCTAAACTCACTAAATATGCGCGCCTTCTCGCCAACAAAAATACCTGCAAAAACAGGGTTTTCCAGTAGTTCTTTGGCCTTGCGGCCTTGCTCAATCTGCTGTCCTAAGTCAATCATTAGCGCACGCTCCCGTAGTTTTGCGTTAGTTGTCTATCTAGTTGTGCCCCAGCATTTTGCTCAAGCTCGGTGAGCTTTAAAGCATTGGCGCTTATGGCTTTGTAGTGGTCAAGCTCTAGTCGCATCGCGTCAATTTCGCTAGCCATGGCTTGTGACTCAAGCTTTGCCTGCGCCCTAATTGTCTCAATCTGTATTAGCGGGTTATTGGCCTCAATCTGCGCCTGCATTTGCTGCATCTGCGCCATAAGTTGCTGATTCTGCGCCATTAAAAGCTGTGCTGGCTGCTCTGGGTCGTTTACATACTCGCTCACATTGTGCAGCCCTTGGGCCTTAATCATGCGCGCTATTATGTTGTACACCTTTTTTTCGTCAAACAATGATGTACTACCCGCCAAACTTGTGGATATGTTTAGCAAGGCGCCAAAGGTCTCAATGGTCTTGTCGTTGTCGCCGTAGCCAGTTCCAACCATGGCCCGTGTTTTGTGGTCGCGCAACCAATTGGCTGGAGTCGCAGGCCGTTGTGTGCCGCTTGCCATTACCTGCTTAGGATTCACGCCGTACATTTGCGAGTAAAAGCACATGCCTTCATACAAGTCGCGCACCAAAGTCTCTGCAAGGTTCCGCGCCACAAGCTCAATCTTGGCTTGGCTGGAGTCTTGCAAGCCGTTAAAGCGTGTCGCTGTCTCTTTGTGCAGCGCATCGGCCTTCAACCCTTGGTTTGCCATCATCTCGCCAGTGGATTTGGCCTTGGCCGTGTCTAGGTACTGGATAACCGTCAGCGCTTCGGTGGCCACAGGCTGAATGGGCAAAGGCACCACGGATTCAGCAATGGAAACGCCCATCATCGGATTAGCACGCACCAGCGACCCGTCACTTGTCAGGTCGTGCAGGTTTAGACCAGCTTCGCCGCTGGTGTTTATCAGCAACCTGCCTCTGGTAATCTGCGCGGTGTTGTCTAGAGTTGCGCGCATCAGGCTAGTCATAGCGTCTTGATATGGCGCGGTTTGGTCTGCTGGGCTTATGCCTGCTATATTGTCCGGCAAAAGGATAGCGCTACCCATGGCAAACTCAACCGCTCGCGGGTCGTCTTCGATTTCTTCGTTCTCTAGCAGCACATTGCCAAACTTCAACACGCGCCTAAGCTCAATGATTCCGTCCCCGTTGGCATCAATGCGAATATAGCCATCAAATCCGCTTACTATCTCGCTAGCCCATTCTGTGCCTAGGTTTTGGGTTTCGCGGTTGTCTTCGATGTTGCCGCTAGTGCTGATTTGCTCCACCAAGGGTATACTGTAACCTGCTGCGACCAATTCACCGCGCCTAGCCGTTACCAGCTCGCCAATGATTCTGCAGTCGTGCTTCCCGTTGGCATCACGCGACAATACAAAATTATCTAATTGCACGCGCTTAATGAAAGGCTTAGGGTCGTCATGCCGCACCACCTCAAATTCAACGTCCAGCAGGCTTTCGTTTTCCTCCTGCTCCATCTCTTTGATGTTTACCTCGTCCCAATCATTTTGATAACCATCATAAAGCGCGGCAAAGGTGGCGTTATCGATGCCCTTGTGAACCTTAATTTTTTTGGTTTTTGACTCATCAAAGCCGTAGCGTATGACGCTCATAGGGTGCAGGCAAGCGCCCATGAGAGCGCCGTGCATCACCCTGTAATACTCTGGCACCGACTTAATCACGGCATCCGTGAATTGCGTTTTTTCCATCGCTTCCATTGCGTCTGCATCGTCATAGTCATTTACCGGCACAAACTCAATGGGGCATCCAGCACCCAAGAACACGCGCGCCAAGCTTGGCATATAGCTGTTGGTAACGTCTGCAACCTCTGCGCTTGTGTAAGTGCTGTAGCCGGGTTCCTCATCGCCTCTGGGTGCCAAGCTGTAATAGTTGTCGCCCGTCTCTTTGCGCGCCAGAAGGTCATTAATGCCATTTTCTGCTAGCGCGCCATCAACTGCGCTTATTATGTCTTGGTCTGTGAGTTTAGCGCGCATAGCGTCTACCTATATTTAGTTGGGCGTTGTGCCATTCTGTTTGCGGTCTTGGCTGCACTTGCACTATCTGCACAGCGTCAAAAAGCGGGTCGAGCGTATCATCGTGCGCGCCGTTGGGGAAAGTTTCAAGCTCGCCTAAAAGCGCGCTTAGCCAAGGAGCGCACTCGTTCAAAACCAAATTGCCGGATTCGATGAATGGTGCCGCGTCCATGCCTCGGCTGTATTTGTCGCGGTTGCGCTGAACCGGCAGAATCGGAATGCCTTCGCGCCTCATGGTCTGGACTAGGCCCGTGCCGCTTGCCTTGTCTTCAACGTATAGCGCGCGAAGTGTCGGGCTTGCGTCTAAATGCTTATGCCAGAAAGCCCTTGCTTGCTGCAATAACTCTGGCGCTTCCCATTTGCCCCTAATCATATCAATCAAAACGGCTTGGCCAGTTGTCGACCGCCCCCAACACTGGAACACGCTGTAATCATTGGCCTCGCCCGTTTTCATCGCCGTATCGGCAGTCATAAAGCGAAAATCCAAAGGCGGAACGGCGCGATAATAATTTAGCCAGCTTGTCTTAATCATCCCGCCACCACGGGGGGATGGTCGCTGTTGTAGCTGGCCGGCTGTGCCGTAGCTGCCTAGGGTCGCTTCAAGCTCGCTTACTTGCTGCTCATCAAACCGCTCGGGGAACATCAGCTCCCCTGCAGTCGTGCGCGGATCCGTCCACCCTATTGCGGTAGTGCAGTGGTGCTCTGGCTCATATCTCATTGGGATGCACAAATGCACATAAGGCAAGCCGTTCTCTAAGATAACGCCCGACACATCCTTCGCGTTAAGCCGCTGCATTATCACCACAATAGCGGATTTTGCGTTGTTAACGCGCGTTGGCAAGGTCTCAAGAAAGCAGGTTTTAACGGCGTCTAAGTGGGCCTCGCTGTTAGCATTGTCCGCGCTTATGGGGTCATCGAGTATGACTCTATCGCCCCTAACGCCGGTTAGACTTGTAAAGCTCCGCGCTTGCCGCACACCCTTGGCCGTGTTGCCAAACTCCCGCTTGCCATCAAGGTCTGCAAGCAGGTTCACCGGCCACAGGCGTTGATACCATTCGCTTTTTATCAGGTCGCGGCACTTCCGGCTGTCGCGTATTGCTAGGCCCTCTTCGTGTGCTGTGCCGACAATGCGCAAATCAGGGCGCCCAAGCGGCCCCCATTCCCAAGCTGGCCATATGACGCCAGTCAAAAGGCTCTTCATGCAGCCAGGTGGGACGTTCATCAGCAAGCGCGTTATCTCGCCCCTGCTAACCGCTTCTAGGTGCGCGCAAATCGCATCTAGCGCCCAGCCCCATTTTAGTTCTGAGCCGGGCTCAAGCACATGCCAAGCGCGCTGTGCAAAAGCGGCCAGCGAGCGCTTGCAGTATTCGCGCTCAACGGCCAGTAGGTCGGCCTCAGTCAGTACCATTTGCGCCCTTGGCGGCTAAGATTTCGGCTAGGGCTGCGCTGGAAAGCTTGCCTGCATCAATCGAGCTAACGCTAACATCTGCGCGCACATCTGCAGTAATTTCGCGCGGCAGTACTTTGCCGAGTAGTGTCATAAACGCCACTGGGTTCTCATGCGCTTGCTGCACCAAGTAATCTGCGCCACCGGCTTCATTAAACGCTGCCTCTACCGCATCGCGTACGCTCGCCGTGAATTTGTTTGGCGTGCCCTTTTGCCTACCGCCGGTTTTTTTTCTAGTTTGCTCCACTTTAGGCGCCCTCACCTATTGCATTTAATATGCGTCTAGTGTAGCCAATCGCTGGGCAAAAAAAAAGCCCGTAAGGGGCTTTGGCTGATTAGATTTCTTTAATGCCGTACTCGGCATCTATCTCTTCAAGTATGTCTGCAGTCGATTCATCGAAAAAGGCCACAATCACTACCGTCTCGCTCAGATATTTCAGCGAGTCGGAAAAGCTTCGGGCGTCAGTAACATCTTGCGCCATGTCTTCCAATTCGCAGCCGATGAAATGCACACCGTTGATGCAGTCAGCTTGGTAGTAACCTTTTTTGAAAGTATTCATTTTGTAACCCTCTGTTTGTTTGTGTTTCCAACCCCGCACCATTGCTTGGTTGATGGTGTAAATATAGCCCCATTTCTGGGGCTTGTAAAGCTTTTTGTTTAAAATAATTTAATTTTATCCCCGCGCAGTAACATTGACCGCCCCCAATGGCTTAATGAAGCACCTGCCGCGCTCTGGCAGGTGTATAAAAAACTCCA